ATAAAAAATAACAGTGTAACTGGCTTAAAACTTATTGACAGTACTATCTCCGGTGTTAAAATAGCTGATGGGGTTGTTTCTGAATCTAAGTTAGATATATCTAATAGTCCTGTAGATGGATATTATTTAAAATATACTACTACGAGTGGTATGGAGTGGTTTGCTGGTGGTGGGGGAGTAACAGACCACGGCGCATTAACTGGTCTTATTGATGACGATCATACGCAATATGTTTTACATGTTGCAGCTTCTGGTACAGAAAACACTTTTGCAGGTAGTCAAGCTGGTGGAAATATAACGTCTGGTGAGTATAATGTAGGCATAGGGTATTATGCTGGTTATCACAACCAAACTGGTACGGGTAATGTTAGTATAGGGTATCAAAGTGGCGGCGCTGGTGCTGGATCACCTTATTCATATAGTAATTGTGTTTTTATTGGATACCAAGCTGCTAGTTCTCAAAGAACTGCTTCCCAGAATGTAGCTGTTGGATATAGGGCTAGTATGGATAACCAGACAGGATTAAATGTAACAGCAGTTGGTTTTAATGCTGGTAAATCAACTACAGCCAATGGTGGTACATTTATTGGAGCACATTCTAGTTATTATTCTACTTCTGGTGCTAGTAGTGTGTCGGTTGGTGGAGCTAGTGGTTATTACAATGTAACTGGAGAGCATAATGTTTTTGTTGGTTACTCAGCTGGTTATGGATCTTCAGGTAATTCTTATTCTAATAATGTAGTGATAGGTTACCAAGCTGGGCTCAGCATTTCTGGTACTGGAAATGTTTTTATAGGTCATCAAGCTGCTTACAACGAAACTGGATCTAATAAGCTTTATATTTCTAATTCTAATACTGCTACACCACTTATTTATGGTGAGTTTGATAATAACCTGTTGAAAATAAATGGAAATGTTTTACCGGCAACTTCTGGAACTAGAGATTTAGGTTCAATTGCTATGCCGTGGAAAGATTTATATATGACTGGTGATAGTATATATATGAATGGGTCTAAGGTTATAGGTACTAACGTGTCTGCTACAGAGGCTGAAATTTTTTCAGGCGAAGACAAATCCGCTATAATTGGTAAAGCACATATAGGGTACAACGGTTCCCCAGGTGATATAGCTACTTTTGCTCACAAGGATAAAGCTGACAGCACTAGTTTTGGTTTTCAACACACTAATTTGGGTGTTTCGATTGTAAATGCGGCTGATGGTAAATCTATTTATCTTAGAGTGAATAATTTTACTAAAGCAGAACTTACTGCTACCTCGTTAGATATGTACGATGGTATTTACATCACTACTGATGAGGTTAGAGCGCATGATGTTAGTGGGTTATATCTAAGAGACGACTCCGGATCGGGTGGTATTCTTATAGAAGATGGTGGAGTTATTAAGTGTAATGATGATGTTGTGCCAGCAACTTCTGGGACCAAAAATTTAGGTTCAGATGCACTACCTTGGAAAGATTTGTACTTGACCGGTGACAGTATATACATGGATGGTACTAAAGTTATATCTATGTCTGGCGACGGTTTGAAAATAGCATCAGGAGATTTAGGGGTAAATGAAATAAAAGCTATAGATAGTAGTGGTTTGAGTCTAAAAGACGATGCTGGAACTCTTGCAATTTTTATAGAGGATGGTGGCAAAGTTGGTATCGGTGGAATGACACCTTCAAACTCACTTGATGTAAAAACAACTTTAGGTGTTTGGAATGCGGCAGAAACTAGAGGTGTTACGCGGGGTCTACAAGCGGAGTACGCAGATTGGTGGTATTATAATGGAAGTGGTTGGAGTACCCCATTAGCAATGTCTGATCTAAAGTCAAATATGTCTGTTGGTTTTATGGATGGTTGGGTAGGTATTGCTAATATAAAGACTAATTATATAGAAGCTGCCGCCGGGACTAGTATCAACGAGTTTTCAACTGACGGTGCCCTGGATGGGGACAGTGATAATGCCGTACCTACAGAAAAAGCAGTTAAAACTTATGTTGATTCAGCAACTGGAAATTCATCTGGTTGTCGTGTATATAGAAGTACAACTCAAAGTATTACGCAAAATACCTGGACTAAAGTTCAATTTGATACAGAGGTTTATGATAATCAATCTGAATTTGATAACACTACCAATTATAGATTTACAGCAAAGGTAGCCGGTGTTTATAACGTTACTTCTATGGTTACCTTGGATAATCTTCCAGACACTTATACAGCGCTTATTGCTATATATCTTAATGGTACCATCGCATTTTATGGCACAAGCTACGGAGTGGGGGCTATTACTGATGCAAAGTCAGTCGTGACTTTACCACTTAAACTTGCTGTTGGTGATTATATCGAAATATGTATTTTTCAAAACTATACCGCAGCCCTAAATGTAATCGCGGGAGGGGCTTTTTCATACCTGGCAGTTCAAAAGATAACCGCTGCCTCTGAGCATGGCTCAGCACATGAGAACTCTTCGTACGTGATGGTGTCAGAACATCAATCATCAGGAACAAATGGTGGTGGTTTTACATCAGGTGCTTGGCGAACACGAGTAATAAACACAGAGGACAGTGATCCAGACGGAATATGTTCTATTTCCTCAAATCAAATAACATTAGATGCTGGTACATATGAATGTCGTATTTCTGCACCAGCGTATAAAGTAGACAAGCATGCACTTCAATTGTACAATGATACAGATTCGGAAATAGTATTAGTAGGACAAAATTCATTTTGTGATGATGGTGATAACACCCAAACGAGAGCACACCTATCAGGACGATTTACAATTGCAGCAAGTAAGGCATTAGAAGTTCAACATCAATGTACAAATGATCAAATCACATATGGTTTAGGCGTAGGTCATAGTTTTGGTGTTAATATTTACACTATAGCCGAGTTCTGGAAAATTTCAGAGGACGGCTCGGGTTCTGGATCTGGCTTTAGTTCAAGGGTAAGTGTGTATCTTGGAACAAATCAAACAGGCGTGGTAACCGCAACCTGGACTAAAGTTGAATTGGACACAGAGCTTTTTGACGGCCTTGGTGAATTTGACAAGGATACAAACCACAGATTTACTGCTAATACTGCCGGATACTATCAGATTAATGGTTGCGTTGGACATGAGGGCATGGGGGATGCAGACACAGTGCAAACAGCTATTTATGTAAATGGTTCTCGTATAGCACATGCAACCATAGATACTGGCGGCACATCTTCTCCCGGCATACCTATTAGCAAGTTGGCTTATTTAGCCGCAAATGATTATGTTGAGCTTTGGGGCCGGCATACGTTGGGTTCAAATGGTGCGTTTGATGCCGGAGCAGCTGAAACATATTTAACAGTTCACAGAGTATCTTAAAGAGGATAAATAACTATGGTAAACGTAGAAAAAATTTTAGGGACTACAGCAAGTAATTTGTCTAAAATAATGGGAATAGATGTTTCTAATTTAGATAAATTTATGGGGATAACCATATCATCTGGGTATTCTCCTCCACAAGGAGATGCTGTAAATTTTACTTTTACTGGATCTTACACACCGCCTAGTAGTGGTGGTGTAGATCTTTTTGATTAAACTAGGAGAAAAAACATGCCAGTTACTCATGTAATATCGGGAACAAGTGCAAAAGATGCTAGAGTTTTTGTTTATACAGCGCCTGACTCTACTTCAGAATACGAAGAGTTTTTAGGATATAAAGATATAACAGCTGGTGACTATTCAATAGTTATACCTGAAACTCGGCCTGACCCTATTTTGGATGATGATTTCAATGGTACTAACGGCGATCCGCCAGATTCTACTATATGGAATATTTCACAGGGAGATCCTGTAATAGACAATAATGATTTATATTTAGAGCATGTAGCTAGTAGTGGGGTTACTCATGAAATAAAAAGTACTTTTACACTTACTGGAAATTTTCAAATCGATTTACCTTTTGATTTGACTGGGCAAAATAATACTAATGGATGGTATTTACAATTAAGTGTAATTGATGCAGCAGGACAAAATGGCGGCAGAATTTATGCAAGGTACGGTAGACGTGTTCGAACTTTTAGTGTAAGTGGAGGCTCGGATACTCAAGAGGGCGATTTGAATATGGGCGCCTCTTGGAATAGTGCTGGTGTGAGACTTTCTAGAAGTGGTTCAAGTTGGACATCCGGGCGAAAAAGTGGGGCCACTTGGTATAATAACATAGGGCATAATTTTACCGGTACTACTAATGATGTAAAAGTAGAAATAAAATCTTGGCATAATGTGGGGTTGCCTGCGTTTGATCCGCACGTAACGTATATGTATACTGTTACTGGTGACCCAGTTCTTTCTGGGGCTGTTATGCTAAATATTTTTGCGACCGTTACCGGAACTGGTGAAACATCTTGTTATGGATCAGTAGAAGCCGCGGAGAGCACAGAATCAGTAAATTTGAATGAATATCCGTGGCCATAAAATAGAGGGAAACTATGGGTAATGTTAAAATATCAGGAACAACAAATCAAAATGCTAGGGTTAGTGTTTTTACCGAGCATGAATACTTAGGGTATAGAGATATTAGTGGGTCTTATTCTATAGTTATGCGCCATCCACAACCTTACATAGCTACTTTAGACGATACTTTTAGTGGTACAAATGGAGCCCCACCAGATGCAGATAGATGGCAAATTTTACAAGGAAGCCCTGAGATACAAAGTAATAATTTATATTTAGATCATGTGGCTATTAGTGGGACAATTAGACATGAGATGAGAAGTAGGTATGTACTTAGTGGAAATGTCAGAATGGAAATGCTTATTGATCTAACTGGTCAAAATAATTCTAGTAATTGGTATCTCCAAATAAGTATATTAGATCTAGAGAGGCAAAACGGAGGACGTATTTACGTGCGTCAAGGTCGATATATCCACACCATTAAAGTAGTAGATGGTGTAGAAACTGATATGGGTAATATATTTATGGGAGCCGCTTGGAATTCTGCTGGCATAGCGTTACGTAGGGATGGGGATCATTGGTATTCACTCAGATGGAGCCCCGGTTGGAGTAATAACATTGACCATGATTGGACGGGTGGTTATACTGGTAATGTAAAGGTAGAAGTAAAATCTTGGCATGGTGATACCCTTCCAGCATTTGATCCATCCGTAACATCTGTGGATGTGGACTATGGTACACCAGTAGTTTCTGGAACTGGTAGTGCAGATATGCACCTTTTCGCAACCATTACTGGAACTGGCGAAACATTATCTTATGGAAAAGTAACAGCTATAGATACCGGAGATTCTGTGAATTTAACTGAATGGCCTTCGCCCTAATATCTAGCAAAATTATAAAAATATTCTATAATATAGATAGTAAATCTTTAGAATTATGGAGGAATTATTTATGAGTGTGCCTTATGTGATTGAAGGAGTAGGAAATAAGGAAAAAGTATATGATTTATATTCAAGGCTTTTAAAGGATAGGATAATATTTATAGGCAAAACTTTTACGGAGGATTTAGCTAACTCAGTAGTGGCTCAATTACTATTTTTAGAAGCAGACAATCCAGATAAGGACATTATAATGTATATAAATAGTCCAGGTGGATACGTGTCTGCTGAAATGGCTATTTTTGATACTATGAATTACGTGAAACCTGATGTGAGCACTATTTGTGTTGGTCAGGCTGCCAGCGCAGCTGCATGTATTTTAGCGTCTGGAGCTAAGGGAAAAAGGCGTGCATTAAAGAATGCCAGAATCATGCTGCACCAAGTTTCCGGCGGAGCTAGTGGTCATATAGAGGATATGAAAATAAGGGTGCAAGAAGCCGAGTTTTTGAACGAGAAAATGATAGAGGAGCTGGCTAGAATTACTAAAAAATCGGTCAAAAGAATTAGACAGGATTTAGATAGAGATTGTTATATGAGTGCAGAAGAAGCTAAAAAATATGGAATTATTGATGAAGTTCTAGATATGAGAAATTAATATGACAAGAATCAAATATAATAAAGAGAAACCTGGACGAATCCTTAGTCGTGGCGGCCCTCGTGACATTCAATTGCGACAGCGTTTGGTACAAGAGCAGAGAGCTAAGCGTACAGTGGAAGCAGAAAGCGGGTTACATCCCACTATGGTAGGCCCCGGAACTGAAAAGCCCAAAGAACCAGAAGTAGACCTGTCTCAATATTTACCTTTGGGTGAAGTCAAAGCCAGGATAGAAGCTGCTGTTGAATTTACTAGAGAGTCCGAAAAAGAAAGATATGAAAGTGGTTTGAGAAATTTAAATGATCAGCTTAAAGAAGTCAGAAAAAAAGCTAAAAGTGCTGAAGAAAAATTAATTAATGCACACGCTGATATTAACAGATTAAAAACTCAATTAGTTGAAACTCCAGATATTTCTGAAACAGCTAGGCAAAAGCTTACAGAAAAAGATTTAGAAATTATTAAACTTACATCAGAACTATCGGCGAAGGAAGAATTATTAAAAACTAAGGAAGATATATATACTAATTTACAAGTAAAAATGGATAAAATATATGAACGTATATCTGATGGGTCTATACAATCCCTTGTTGGTAAGAATCGTCCAGAACTTGAAGATAAAATTTTTATAGATCCTATAGAAAAGAAAGAAGAACCTAAGTTAGATTCCCACATAAACATAAAGGAAGAAAAATCAGTGAATGAATCGTCAGGTAGGGATATGGATGGCGACTTAGTTAAACTGCGGAATTTATTGAAATTATAAGGAGGGAATTATTATGAGTATTAAAGGAGTAGGACTAGATATAGGAACTAACATGTTAGTTTCGGCTATGATGAACGAAGAAGGAAAACCGGTTTACAAAAAACAACGTGACGCTTTTTTCAGGATAAGCCCCAAGTCAGAAGTTAATCGTAAGAGTATTAAGATGTCTTTAGAGGGTCGTAAAGCTAATTTTATTATAGACGGCAACGATTTTATTGTAGTTGGAGAAGATGCTTTACATATGGCTAACGAGAGAAATTTGGAAGCTAGGCGTCCTATGAGAAGAGGGGTATTATCTCCTAGAGAAAAGGCGTCTTTACCTATGATTAAACTTATTATTCAAAGTTTAATAGGACAAGGTTTAGAAAATGATAAACTTATTTTTTCTATTCCTGCCGAACCTATTGACGGTGATTTTGATATTTTTTACCACGCTGAAATGATGAAAACATATTTAAGAGAGATGGGGTTTACTCCAGAACCTTTGAATGAGGGGTTTGCAATTGCTTTTTCGGAGTTGCTGGATGATAATTTGACCGGTATGTGCCTCTCTTTTGGGGCAGGAATGGTCAATTCTGTAGTTTGTTATGAAGGCGACCCTATAGTTCAATTTTCATTAACTAAAGGCGGCGACTGGATAGATAGCTCTGTTGGCAAGGCTTTGGATTTAAACGCTTCTCTAGTTCAGATTGAAAAAGAAGAAGCTGTAGTAGATTTATTGAAGCCTGAGGGCAAAATTCAAGAAGCTTTAGTAGTTTATTATGATGTTTTAATGAATTATGCTTTGGATAACATTGCTTACGAATTGGAGAGGTCTAAACTTCCAGCATTTAGAGAACCGATTCCCATTGTAGTTTCTGGCGGACTGACTTTAGCTGATAATTTTGTTGAAAAATTTATAAGTGAAGTTGCCAAGAAGCAATTTCCTTTTCAAATAAAAGGAATTCGTCGAGCTAAAGACCCTATGACTTGTGTAGCCCATGGGTGTTTAATGGCCGCCGTTTTATAATAGTTATCTAGCAAATTTAGTAAAATATTCTATAATATAGATGAGTGCCCTATGGGCCTCAGTAATTTAATTGGGAGGAGGTTTTAGTATTATGTCAGATGAAAGAGTGAGTGGAACTGTGAAGTGGTTTAATGCTGAGCGTGGTTATGGGTTTGTACTGAAAGATGGAGATGAAGCTAATGAATATTTTGTTCACTACTCATACATCCAGATGGAAGGTTATAAAACTCTTCGAGCTGGGCAAGATGTTACCTTTGCATTGATCGAAACTGACAAAGGTATACAGGCGCAAGAAGTAATTCCCGAGTAAAGGAGATTATTCATGCTTTTGGCAGAGGCAATTAGGGAAAAGGATTACATAAAAGAGTCTATAGACAGTCTTGAGGAGTATTTATACTCTCTCATGGTTGTTCAAGATAAAACGGAATTTAAAATAAATAAAACCTTAATTGAAGGTAGATTGGAAGAATTAAAAGAATTGTATAAGAAGTACCAACAGTTTTCCGTTACTATAGCGAGGGCAAAGGCGAAAGCCTCAATTAAGGTCAACGACACTAAATTAAGTTTATTAGATGCAACAGCTGTTCGAAATGCGATGGATTCCAAGTTGGAGACTTTTGAAAACTTGATGGCCGGCGCTTATGAAAAGAACAGGATAGGTATCTTGTGTATTGATATGGATGAATTGTTTAAAGAGATAGAAAATATCAAAATAGATATTAAAACTCTTGAGTCCGAAATAGAATATGCATATTGGAATATAGAGGTTTCCTAATGCTTTTTAAGTATTGGATAGAGTTTGATGAAGATGGGGAAATAAAAACATTCTATAAATCAAAATATGAATGTGAAGTTCCCTGTGAAGAATACATAGTAAAATTAATTCCTATAGACAGAAAGAATGAGGAGCTGGCCAAAGAAGCTGACAAAGCTACTGAATCGGCTAAACGCGTTGTTAGTGGAATTAAAAAGTTGGACACGGAAGTCCACAAAGCTATTAAAGATTTAAGGAGACTTAAGATATGATTATAGGTATACATGGAAAGGCAAGATCTGGAAAAGACACTTTTGGAAAATATTTAATGGAATGTTTAAAGGAAAGGCATGATAGAAATTTTAGACAAGAAGCTTTTGCTACACAACTTAAAATGATGTGTAAAGAGCATTTTGAATTATCGGACGACCAGTTGTGGGAAAGAGGAAAAAATATTCGAGAAATACCAGATAATAGATTTCGTAAGTCTGGATTTCCACACGGGCATTATTGGACTCCCAGAGAAATAATGCAGGAGTTAGGCAGTTTTTATCGGCGTATAGATTATGATTTTTGGGTTAAAACTCTTGACAGATATTTGAAAAAGACTGGTCTAGAAAATGTGATAATTACAGATGTCAGGCATGTAAATGAATGTGAGTTTGTAAAAAATAACCAAGGCGTTTTGATTAAGGTTGTCAGAGAAAGTGCGGATAAAATACATGGAATGCAGCACGAATCTGAAACCGCTCTCGATGATAGGCCAGCGGGTTATTTCGACATAGAGATAAATAACAGTGGTACTTTAGAAGATTTATTTAGTGCGGCTGAAGACACGTCGGACATGATTATTAGATTAGAGAACTTGATAAAAAAAGGGAGGATTGTAGAGGATGGCAAAGAATAAGGGATTGAATATTAATATTATGCCCGAGGAAATAGTCGGGTCAGAAATCGTCAAAAGTGGTGATTACAAGTATGCCAGTGTAGGAATCAAAAGAGGCGACAATGAGTATATGAGAATTTCTTACGAATGGAAGGGCGATGGGGTGCCTGAGTTCGTAATGGGGATTATGAGTTGGATGCAATCTAACAAAGAAGAAATTGATAAAGCTAAAGAAGAAGGTGCTGATGAGTATGCGGCCCTAAAGGAGAGAAGCTAATATGGCACTGCCCGAGTCTGCATTTCAAAGACCATACTGGATTAGAATAAAGTATGAAGCTACACTTTCCAGAGACGATAGTTTGCGGTTTGCTAATATGGATGTGCAATATAATAACCAACCTAATCGTCATTGGAGAAATAAGCCTCAACCAGGGCATAACGCCCAGAGTCCAAGTATAACTGTAGATAGGGTTAATTTGAGTACAGACGTCCCATACATTCGTGCACGGTAATGTTGGGATTTTTTGTCGAAAGGAGCATTACGGATGAATTATAAGGAAAGATTGATTACATTTGAGGATGAATTGAATCTTATATCTAATCCAAAGATTAGAGAATTTACAGAGGAGTGTATTAAAAGATCACCAGATTATGTATTTGAAGATTGCCCTTCAAGTTCAACTGGTAAATATCACCCCATTGATGAATTAAGTTCGGATGGAACTATTATTCACACTAAAAGGGTGTTTGCTTTGGCGTATGAACTGAGTCGTGGTCTTGACTGTGAACATAGTAGAGACGAGATATGCGCAGCAGCGCTTTTGCATGACATGGCAAAACGGGGGTTAAAGAGTTCTGAGCATACAGTAAAGGACCATCCTCAGATAATGGCCAAGCTAGTGGCTGAGATTTATAAGGAAAAATTTAGAGATAAATTTAGCAGAGAATCGGCCCTAAAGATTTATTATGGTATTTTCTACCATTATGGTCCATGGACTCATTCGTCAGTTAGAAAACCTCTTTCTGAATATACACCGGAAGAATTGTGTGTATACGTTGCTGATTATGTTAGTAGTAAGAAATTTATATGTGTAGATTACAAAAGGAAGGGTAATTAAAAATGGGTTCGGAACTAAGTCCCGGAGCCACTCCACGTAGATGGGTTCCGGAAGGTGGAATAAAAAAACATAACGAAAAAATTCGTAGAGAAAGTAAGATAGCTGATGACTATAAAAAGCTACCTTTTGAGTTTTCTAAACCGCCCAAAGAGAAAAGACACGAATGGTTCGAATGTGTTGAATGTGGGAGAATAATTTCAGCTCCTATAAATACTATTATGTACGCTTGTCCTGATTGTAAAAAAGCGACTAAGGTCGAAAGGATAAAGGAGTGAATTATGGGTACATGGCATGTATGGACTATAGTCCAACAAAGACACAAAAGAGTGAAAGATTTTTTGGAAAATTTAGAGGGAGTTGAGGAGCATTTTTACCCTACAGTAATTAAAGAATATGAAACTAAGTTGGGCAGAAAGACTAGGGATGTTCCTTTATTTAGTAATTATATATTTGTTAAATATGAGGACAGTAACTTATTACACGCCAGAATAGAAGCTAATCCCTGGATAAAGGACTGTTTGGGCAAGTGTTCTCAGAAGGAAATGGAAGATGTTTTAATATTGTCTAAGAAGAAATATGAGGATTTAGTCCCCAGTAGTGAAGTACAGAAAGGGCATAGTTATAAGTTAATAAGTACCCCATTTAAAGACATGACTTGTACTGTAGTAGAAATTGACGGGGATAAATTAGTTGTAGCTGTGGAATTATTTGGATCGGATAGACTTATAAAATGCTTAATTAATGACATAGCTTTGGAAGGGTAAATATATGGGAGATGAGATTAAAATTAATAAAAGAAGAGGAAGACCTTTTGGGCATAGATTAAGCAAAGAGACTAAAGATAAAATAAGAACTAGGAGATTAGGTACGCACCATTCTCAAGAAACTAAGGATAAGATATCTAAATCTTTAATAGAATACTTTAAAAAAAGAGATTCTTTGGCGGCCAGTATTGAACATGAATATAGCTATGTGTCGGAAGAAGCTGCCAGTTGGGTGTATGATAACAGAGATCTTATTGATGAAACAGAACACGTTATGACTGCGAAAAGACTTACTTATTTGAAACAATTAGAATTATGTTTAGGTAATGACATAGAACATCTTTTTGGGCACAGTGCTACGCCCGAGTTTTTATTAATGCTGAAGGAGGAAATTACAGAACTTTTTGGCAAGGACAGGGTTAAAGAATTATGTTCTTTAATATAGGAGATTAGAATGGTAAAGGGAAAGAGGGGCAGGCCAAAAAAAGTACCAAAATTTAAAGATTTGTTGAGAAAAACTATACCGGCATCTGATATATTCGATCCGGATGAGTTGGCTACTTATGAGGCATTAGTAGGAATTTATTTAAAAGACTTCGATGAATCTCAATTAACTGCTAATGATATGGATGATATCATGTCCATAGCTATGAACAGAGTTCTTGAGATAAGATTATTAAAAGCTAGTAAGGGCGATGCTACTATGCAGATAGATGCTTCTACTGCCATAGAGCGCCTGAGAAAGCAAACGGAAAAATTAAAGGAGAATTTAGCTTCTAGACGAAAGGATCGTATAGATCCTAAAAAGTATAGTGGTTTTTCCATAGTTGATATGGCAGTGTCTTTCGACATGGAGAAGAAAAGGGAGATAATGGAGAGGGCATCCAGTAAGTTGGTGAACGAGGAGGAAATCAAAAAATCAAAACTTCTCGTAGGTAATCGCGACGATGAGGATGCTGACATAATAGAAGAGGAGTAAGTTGGCTAATATAGACCTTTATGACAATCTAGAGCTCATTATGGAGCAAGGTTCTTCTATGATCAAGTATTATAGAAGCGATCCTGTAATGGCTGCGTATGATCTTTTGAATGTAGATTTAGCCCCCATCCAAAGAGTTATTTTACGTGATATGTGGTTTAAGAGTTTTGACATCACTGTTATGGGTAGAGGTGGTGGTAAAACGTTCTTATTGGGGGTTAACGCTGCGCTGCATGCACTTTTATACCCTGGGTATAGGGTAGGTCTCATTGCACCGTCTTTTCGTCAGTCTAAGATGATTTTTTCGGAAGTTGAGAAAATCTATCAGAGAGCCCCAATATTGAGAGAAGCCACTGCAAAGAAGCCTACACGAGGATCGGATACTTGTTTTCTTAAATTTAAAGGTACAGATTATTCTAACGGGAGCTTCATTGAAGCA